GGAGGCAAACAACATGACATCATTTAAGAAAGGATTGAAAACGTGCGCGGCCCTGTTAGGGGCTGCCATCTGGGTCTTGATGGTTTGGGGCATGGCGTACACTGGCCTGTTATTCGTAACCTTTGATGGTGCGGTTTGGCTTAACCAAATCATGGGCTATGGTATGATCTTGATTTCGTTTTGTATGACTACCTTGTTATTCCTAATAGCATGGACGAAGCGGCCATAATGGTTATAAGCTTATACCCACACGGTATAGCCAGAGGGTTGACACCAGCCCGATATTTTGAGATAATCTGCACTTAACTTAACTTGGAGACTCTTATGAGACAACCTAACTACACGCCAGAAATGGTAGCCGTTATCAACGGCACAAACGAGCGGCCCTTTAACAAGGAAATCGCTGGTGACATCGCGGCTCGCATCGGCAAATCTCGTCGCTCGGTAATCGCTAAAATTAAGAGCATGGGACTTCCCTATGCGGTACAGCGACCGACTCGCAAGGATGGCTCGGCTATCACTCGCAAGATCGATACGGTGTTGGCGATTGCTAAAGCTCTCGACATGGATGCCGATGATCTTGATGGCTTGACCAAAGCTCCGGCTTCAGCGTTGTCTGCTTTGTTAAGGGAGATTCCTTAACATGGTAGCCAACGTCGCGGGTTGGATTGGTGCGGCACTTCTTTGTGTCGCCCCATTCATCATAGATTCGGATCTTGGCAAATGGCTGGCAATCTCTGGACTAGCAATTCTTTGCTTGCAAGCGAGAGCCACTCGGTGTTATAATCTAATCTTACTTAACTTAACAGGAATCGGAGGCTACTTATATGCTCTTTATCTATGACCTAGACGGCACTGTTATCGATAGCTCTCACCGGCTTGGTGATGGCTCACTCGATGATTGGTTTGCCAACAACACACCAGACAAGATCGCTCGTGATCGTCTGCTTCCACTTGCTCAGCATCTTCAGATGCAAAACAAGAAAGGCAACGCTACGGCTGTCTGCACGTCTCGACAGATGACAGATGCCGACTATATGTTTCTCAAGCGAAACAATATAGATCCTGTCTTCATACTGTCTCGCAAACATGGCGACAATACTTCATGCGGTGCTATGAAGCTCGACTTGATTCGCAAATTTGTTGCAAACATGGGGTATGTTTGGGGTGACTTCATTCGACATACTGTTATGTTTGATGATAATGATGATGTGTTAGATACTTTGTCTAACTCTGGAATGAAACTAATCGACGCAAGGAAATATCAATAATGGAAAATTACATACTAACAAGCAAATCCACACCGGAAGAAGTTAGCCCTACCGACTATGAGGGGCGCGACTCTTATAACTATCTCTGGCAATTACTAGACTTAGAATCTCACTATTCTCAATTCCGAGATTTCGAGGGGATGTATAAGGATGGATTTGCGAGGGCGGCATATAAGAATAGAAAATCTAGCACTGGCTTCTATCATGGCGGCCAATCTCGAATCATAGGCACGTTGCGAGATATTGAGCGAGCGTTTGATTTAGATGTTCTCTCACTTCGGGCGAGGGTTGTATATATGAAGCGAGATGATTGGGACGTGACAATGAGCGCGGAGCAATTTGTTCATTTTCATAATGACGGTGACAAGGTTATGAACAAACTCAGCCCGACTATGCATAGACGCTGGATGAGATTCGGAGGCAAGACAGAATTTTATGCTGTTAAAGAGCGCACTATTCTGGGACGGTTTGCGAATTCATGGAGAAAGCGAAACCTAGAGATAGGGCGCGAGATTATGCAAGGCAAGCGACAGCGCGAGGAGCATGGTGTACCAGAATTCGCTCCACAAATCGGACTAGAGGGTGGGGTTGCTTAATGATTTTAGATATGGTAAAATGTGCCTACAATTTGGAGACTGACAATGAAAAAACTTCGCAAAATTCTACTAACAATCTACCTGATCTATTCGGTCAGCGCGGATCTACTAATCTTAGGAGGCATACTATGGTTGATATTCAGCTAAACAAACTCGAGCAACAACAAGCTCGACTAAACGAAATCGCGGAAGGGCTGACCGGCCCTGTCGCGGTTGTTCTCGAGGGGCGCGACACGGCTGGCAAATCTGGCACTATTCGCGCATTAACTCAATACCTACCGCCTCGGCTTTTTTCGGTTGTTCTATCGACTAAGCCTAGCAAATCCACAATGGAAAATTGGCTCGGTTTCTGGGCTAAGAAACTGCCAGAAAGCGGACTCGTGTTTTATGATCGCTCTTGGTATTCTCGCGCTTTGGTTCAGAAAATCAACGGCTGGTGCTCCGATCTTCAATACTTTAATTTTATGAATTCAATCGAGGAATGGGAGGCAAATAAAAATGTGCGCTTCATTAAATTCTGGCTTTCGATTTCTGAAGATGAGCAAGCGCGACGAATCGAAGAGCGCAGAATCTCGCCTCTGAAATATTGGAAGCTATCGCCTAATGATGAGCGCGCGCTTTCATACTATGACGAGATGACTCTGCTTAAAGAGCGCGTGATTTCTCGCGGCGGTTGGGAGACTGTCGATTTTAACAACAAAGCCAACGGTAGGCTCGAGCTACTAACAAGGCTCAACACGGTGCTCGGCGGCGCGGCTTGACGGTCGCGCTCCGCGCGGGCACCGAAATCGCAAATGAGAACCATTCTCATTTGCCGCGCAAAAACCCCTTTTTTACGTTGACAAAACCTACAGAAAAGCCTTTTTGGCCGGAATGCGTCTCATTCGCATTTAAGAACCATTCTCATTTGGGGCATCTTTGAAAGGTAAAAAAGCGCGCTGCGCCTAAGTAGTAGTGCTACGACGAAAAAATGGTGCGGGCGCGCCGATTGTACAGTAGTGGACCAACGATGTCAAGAAAAATTTTAAGGATTGCCGAAAATAAATCCAGGCACCGAAGTCAAGTAGTAAATCAATGGCGCCGACCGCAGTAGTGCAACTACGAAGGTAAATAGCGCGCGGCGCCGATTATACCACACCGCTGAGCGCGCTGTCAAGAACTTTTTTCAATTTCGCCTATTTTAATGGTTTTGCCTAGTCTTTCTGGGGCTTGGGGATAAATTTGAGGAAATTTGAAAAAAGTTCTTGACACGTCGAGGCCGCGTCCGGCCCGCGAGAGTTCCTTTGCGTTCCTGACCAATCGAAAAATAAATCTTGACAATTACCTCTTCTTGCCGTATTATATACACATAATTTGGAAAAAGGGACAACATGACAGATCGACAATTCGACATCCTTATGATGCACTCAGGCATGATGCAAGACGGCGTTAAGTCTTCAGAAGTGATTGCATACTTAACACTAATGGGTGAGTCGGTAGAGGATATATTATGGCTAACAAATCACGTAAAAGCAAGCGCAAGAGCAAAAGAAGCAACCCAGTAGCAAAGTTTGCTAGAAAGTTTAATCGTGCGGTGACACACCGTGACCGCACAAAGTATTGGAGAAAGAAGAAATGGCAGGACGCAGACCAGTAAGAAGAACACAGAAGATCCTTCGGCACGTGCGCGTGTACAAGGGCGAGATCATAACCCCAGTAAGGTGCGTTTCTACAGAGAAAGGTAACAAGTGGGACATCATGGGCGGAAAAGTAGGACGCGACGGAGAGGTTATCAAAGGCGCGAACGGTAGACCAGTGCCTTATAAATCAATAGGACAATTGGTCTGGAAGTAGAAAATAAATCTTGACAACTTCCTTAAATTTTGAAATAATAGTTGTCATGAAATTGAGACAAAGAATAAAAAAATTATTTAAGTTTGGGAGAACTAATATGGCCGAAGCACAAGTTAAGAATTACACTGACGAAATGGTAGCTACTATGATCGATCAGTACACAGCAACTCCGACTCGAGCAACTGTTGACGCACTAGCAGACGAGTTCGGCAAGACCGCACGAAGCATCATTGCGAAGTTATCACGCGAAGGTGTTTATGTAGCACAGCCTAAGACCACTAAGTCAGGCAATCCAATCGTTCGCAAGTCAGAGATCGTTGCGAGGATTGCAGGTCAATTAGGTGTAGAGTTGGAAGCTCCATCTCTTGTTAAAGCATCAAAGCTAGACCTTCTCATGCTAGAAGATGCGATTGTAAAAGCTACTTCGTAGAGTTGCAACCCAAGCCCTCGGGGATATAGAGGGCTTCACTTAAAAAGAGTGTTTGGACGAAAATTGGTATAAATTCCTATGGACAGACATTCTTTTTAAGTGAGGAAGATCGGGCGCGGGAATATATACTCGCATATGTCAATAAAGATCGGGGAGAAGATAAAAGTGCCTAACCCCAGCCTCACGCTAGAATTAGTATAGTAACTAAGGTCAGCTGCACGTTAGACATAGTGTCGCGCATTCATCCTAGAATGAAAAAGCCGAGGTTCATGGGCATGACAAAGAACTCTAAGTCCCAGCTATATTATAGGTATGGTGCAGATAGAGGAAAGATAACAACTGCATAATCGATGGAAAATTGTAGTGGGTAGTAACACTCGCACTCCTTCCTAGGAGCAGTGGAGAAAACACCTGCTAATCACCTCGGCATGGCGGGCCATATCGAAAAATGAAGGAGTCTACTCGCCCTTGGCTAAGCCCAAAAGAAGTAGTAGACCGACGAAGGCGTTGAGAGTATAAGCCCTGATCCGTTAGGGAGCCGCAGCTTAAAACAGGCAATCCGACCCACTTAGCGGTGGGGAGTCCTTACCTTCGATGTTTAGTAGTACAATAACTACTCGTGAATGGTACGGCTGACTACGTTAATCAGTACCTGACCTTACTGGGATTACAGTTCGAACAAAAGAGGTCGCAGGAAACGGTACCCTGCATTGGAACGATACAAAGGGCATTCAGTTGCCACACGACGAACACATGGAGTAAAATCCTAGCATTGTAAAATCTACATATCAGCGGATAACTGAGTAGTGGCAATGTACCTAGGTAGGTTATATGTCTTTAATATGCGATATATCCTCTGTGCCGCTCCTGTTGGATGCACGAAAAAATCGATTAGAGTCGGGAGGCTGTCATAAAGGAAATCGTGTCTTATCAGCATGACGTACTGGGGGAGTCATTCAGTGAGTATGGTGGGGCTTGCTGCCAACTAGTTAGATGGGTAATGCACCTCCGGCTTTCGGGTCGGAGGTGTTTCTACGAAAGGAGTACAAATGCGAGAATACACAGTGGAAATCTTAGAGACATACGAGCGAGTGAGCCAGTTGAAGCTGAAAGCAGGGAATGAGAAACTCTTAGAAGAGCGACTCAATGACATGATAGAGGCGCGACGTCGCCGACTTGGGATGGACGAAGGTTCACTGGACATTCTTCAAGTATCTGAATAGTAGAAAAATAACACAAACTTTAAGGAAGGGTTGCTTAGGCAGCCCTTTTTTATTTCTTGACAAAGTACCTCAAATATTGTTATAATACATTCTGAAAAATAATCTAACATTTTTTTAAGGAAAATTTTTATGGCTGACAAAGTAATAGACTTCCAAGCCGCCAAGGATAGAATGCAGAAAAAACCTATTGATGAGTTTAGTATGGCTAGAGAAATAGAATGGGTAAATAGCGAACTTGACAAAGCGGACGAAGAGCTTAGCGAGATCACTGAGGAGATGGATGAGCTGACTCAGTACATCATGGAACTGTCAACATATATGGCAGGAATTACTGTCGCTTTAGGTATCCAAGAATCTAATGGTATTGACGAATGGATGCAAACACTCAAAGCCCAACGTGAATCATTAGGGTATGGCGAGGAAGAAGAGGAGGAAGCTCCTATACAGTTCGAGCTAGAACTAGAGGATGAGACATTGATAGTAGACTTTATACCGGAGTTTGACTTAGATGATAATTAAGGGTAGTATGGGATATACGGCCAGCGGCCGCAGGAAGAAGACTTACAATTCTAAAAGGAAACCAGTAGATGATAGACGCACTATTAGTAGTTGCAGCAGTAGTAGTAACAATAGGGATAGTATTAGGAGTCATAACCCTAGCAATCCACCTAAAAGTGGAAGGCAAACAAATACAACACAGTACCTGGAGGAACGAAGGGCTATAAGTAGTAAATATACTATAGCACCTGCGTACAACAAAGGGGCATACCAAGTAATAAGTCAAGATAATGTGGAGGATATCGGACGATGAGTAAGATGGGAGCATTCAATCTAGCGATTCAGGAGTATACGAACTATTTAATTTCACAAGGCGACACGTATGAGGAAATTCTCAGTAGTGTACAAAAAGTATACGGTCTAAGTGATTATGACGCTGATGAATTAGTATGGAAAATATGGGTAGATTCTGGCTCTAATGACAAGTATGCAATAACAAACGAAGATTATGACCGCTTTAGTCATGGAGTAAATGACATGAGCGATGATGGAGATGCACTTGCTAGTGCAGGCTTCGGTACAGACGAAGATTATGGAGTGTTCTAATGAGCAAGTTTAACATAGAGTTATACAACTGCGTCACGCAGGACAAAACTATAGTACTAATACCAAGCATCACAGTAGAGTGGTGGTATGGTTTCACATTAAAGTTCGGCTTCCTATTTTGGGTAGTCCAACTGGAGTACCGTAATGGCAAACTATAGTGAAGAACAAGTTGAGTATATGGTTGGGAAATACAACCTCACGCCTTCGCGTGAAACAGTAGAGGCTCTTGCAGCAGAATTCAGTAAGAGTCCGAAATCAATCATAGGAAAGCTAGCACGCGAAGGCGTGTACCAGAAGGCTGAGTATGTGTCAAAGACTGGAGAAAAGCCAATTACAAAGATCGAGATTGTGCGTGCGATAGCAGAGACACTGAATCTTGACGAAAACAATTTAACGGGCTTGGAAAAAGCCCCAAAAGGAGTATTAAAGCTATTATGCGAGAATATATAATTGCGCTAAAAGTCACACTGTCTGAGCTAGAGAACCCCGAGAAGTGGTTACAAAAGAAAATGGGTTCTATAAATCTGAGAGGTGTTGACGTGCACATCGAGGAGATTAATAATGAAAGTGAAACTAAGAGGAAACCTAAGCCCCGAAGTTCTGGAAAAACTACGGAAAATTCTAATAAAACATCAAATTGAGTGGGAAGAGGAAATAATTGGGGAAAAGAGTAATGGACAGGAAAGAAGGTTCGTTGAAAAGCGAAAAGGGTCTTATGAAATTTAAGTATCGCGAAACCAGCGAAAATTGGAATGGCCCCACCATGATGGGAAAAGTTGATATAGCTTGTTATATAGTTAATTACATAGGTCATGTTTTGTTCAGCGTATTATCGAATAAATCAATCTTATCTAGCATTTCATTTGACTGGATATGTGCTCTCTCCTCTGTTGCTCCAGAGGTCGCAACAGTCGAGAGGTCATACTCAATCAACTATGAAATTCGATAACAGCGATTTATTCTGTTGATTTGATTGACTGTAGTAACTAACAAGTTATAAAATATTTTATCACACTTTTCAACATATGTAAAGTATCATTTTTGACCACGTGGATGTATGGATGGGTTGTGATTTGCTAGATTAACGAAAAAAAGTTTTATTTATGACTAGAACAGACGAAAAATTGCTCGAAGAAATACTGTCGAGCCAACGATCGGTGGTGGAATTATCGGACCAAAACTGTCGCCGAGTACTATTATTATTGGTTCAGAGAATACAACGGGAGAACCGAAGATGACACCATATGAAAGCTTTTGTCACAGAATGTGGTTAGATTACTGTGACGAACATCAACAGCCACTTGGTGGCGAGAAATTACTGTCCTATGAGGAGTATATAGTACAGTATAGAAACTATTTGGAGGAAAGATATGTTGCGAGGATTCATCGCTCTTTTTCTGCTATTAGCCACTAGTTGTAGTATTACAACGAATGTACCGGAGGATTTCGAATATCCGATTACTTGTGACAAATACAGAGAGATTAAATATTGTGAAGGGTGGAGCCCCTTTGACATGGAGTGCAGATGTATGCAGATAGAAGGAGGATTCAGTGAGCACAGAGTTGCATAACTATTACAGCGACGACAGAGAGTTCGAAGCGAAAGTATTTTACGAAGAGAAAGGAGTATTCGTCGTAAGAACTTACGAGAACGGAGAAGAGGTCAGTGTGCGTTCTTTCAGTAATGAAAGTATGGCAGAGTACTGGGCCGATGATTGTGTAATAGATTACGATCTAAAGTCAGTTGCCCACAGAGGCGAAGAGTAAATCCATATACTGTGCTTGGAGTTCTTCTGGGCACAGATCTATCCTTGGATACAACTCCAATAAGGATACATTTTCTAGTGGTATGTTCTTTTTAGACTCTTTACGGGGTTCTTTCCTTGGGAATCCCTGTGCCCGATAATACTTATACGCTCTGATACTACTTCCTCCTAGGTGGTGCATCCCTCATCTGTTGACGTTTCTTAGAGCGCAAAGTGCCCTCCATTTTCTGACGCCTACGCTTTGCTGAAGGCTTCTCATAATGAGTTCTTGATCTTATTAGTTGAAGTTTTCCATCCTCTTCTACCTTTCTCTTAAACTTGGATAATGCCCTATCTATATTATTATTTTTTACTTCCACTTTCACCTGCTTTTATACTTTCCATATATTTTGCTAGTCGATTTGCTACTCCTAGCTGGTTGTCGACTAATACTTCCGTGAACTTCATGACCCAGGCCATGTCGTACATAAATTGTTGATTTTGAACATCCATATCTAAATGTTCTTGTGCATATTCTACAAACTGAAGAGCCAGCGCATCGGCAAACTCTTGTGATCTTTTCTGGCGTGTGTAATATTCGCCTGTAAATTCTATAACATTACTCATTAACTTCTCATTTAGGTGGACGAGAAAATTTCCATCCACGCTTTCTCAAGTATTGAACTTGAAGTCTTATTGCGTTGGGGGTGCGTCCTAGATGTTCTGCGCACTGTTCTACTGGTAATAAATAGTAGTTATCCTTTAACCAAGTCCTTTCTTCGTGTGTCCAACGCATTTTGCTTTACTTTTATCGAGTATGTGTGTATTATAATACAGCTGACGTATAAATGTCAAGATATTTTTTTGACTATGCCTTAAATAATACGTATATTACCACGTTAAAAATAGTTCTTGACTTTTGCATGTAAACCCTGTATAATATTGGCATTGAGTGGGAAATCGTTTTCCATTCGTGCAGGCGTAAGTGAATTAGGGTAACTCCTAATTGGGAGGGCAGGTCATAATTAACCGTTACACTCCAACGACGACGGTTATTTATATGGGTATCTACGCCACTTTTAAACCCCGTGATTCCGAAAGGATCACAATTAGCTTTCCGAAAGGGAGCTTATAGGAGAAGAAAATGACTACAGTGCAAGCACTGACGAACGATACGTTCAACCGTATGTGGCTCGGTTTCGACCACATTGAGCAACACCTGAAGAATGTTGCTAAATTCAACACTACAGAGTACCCAAGATATAATATTAGATCCAAGAATGGTCAAGATTATATCCTTGAAATGGCCCTTCCTGGTTGGAAGAAGGAATGGATACATATAGATTACTCTAGAAGTGACAGTAGCCTTTTTATCAAAGGTGAGAGACCAAAAACAGAGAACGAAGAGTCTTATGTTCATAAGGGAATAAGTGGAAAATCTTTCACTAGAGACTTTCGACTAGCAGAGCATTTGGAAATATCAACTGCGAAACTAGAAGATGGTTTACTAACAATCGAACTAATATTGAATATGCCTGATGAACTACAGCCCCAAGTTATAGAAATAGAATAAGTTAATAACTTATCAGGCAAAAAGAAGGCTCTGCGTTTGGTTACGTAGGGCCTTTTTCGCTTTAGGAGAAGTGAAAAATGACAATAGATCCCGATATGTGGAGGGACTCTTGGATAGCTGGTGTTGACCCTTTAGATGTACTAAAAAGGCAACAGTCGGTTTTCGGGGGTCTCGTAGATAAGATAAAGAAGAAGCTACAAGACTTATGGAATGGAGATGCAATTCCTGTCATAGGGGCTTTGCTAGCCGCCCTTGCGGCTCCGTTATATGCTGTTATTGCATTAACGAACTAAGGAGTAAATATTATGCAATTAAGCAAAACTGGTATTGAACTATTAAAACATTTTGAAGGTTGTGAGCTGAAAGCTTATCAAGATTCCGTAGGTGTGTGGACAATAGGATATGGGCACACAAAAGGAATATATGAAGGGCTAGAGATAACTCAGAGCGAGGCCGAAAAGATGCTTATAGATGAATTACCAGAGTACGAAGGTTATATAACAGATAAAGTAGTTCCCATGCTACAACAGCATGAGTTTGATGCTTTAGTATGTTGGGTCTATAATCTGGGACCAACCAACCTTAGCTCCAGTACAATGCTAAAAAAATTAAACGCTGGAGAGTTTAAGGAAGTACCTTTCCAAATGAAAAGATGGGACAAAGCAGGAGGGCAACCTTTGCTAGGACTAACAAGAAGAAGAAATGCTGAAGCTCTTTTATTTAAAGGTGAACAGTGGAAGGACTATTTGGAGGTAGAAGCTTAATGCAGTACATATTTATAATCGCTCTTTTAGGCTCCCTTGGCGGCCTTGGCTTTAAGATGTATACCGATACTATGAATCGGATGCAATCAATGGCTAACGAAAAGGCCGCCTTGGAAGTCAAATTTCAAGAGCAAAGAGCTGCTATGGAAAGGCAGTTAGAAGTAATGAAACTACAAGAAGAATCTTTAATTGAGATGAATGACAGAGCTGCTGTAGTAGAAGCTCAGATGAAAGATTACTTAAAGATTTTTAAAGACCACGACCTTACGCGCCTTGCGCGCGCAAAGCCCGGAATGATCGAAACACGGGCTAATAAAAGGACAGATGAAATATTTACGGTGATAGAAAATGATACGAAGATGGTTCAAGAATAGACTAGCAAGAGCTTATCTAGGAATAGTTATATGCATGTTTATAATTCTGCTCCTATTAGGAGGATGTGCTAGTACGCCTGTTACAGAGGTACTAATCAAAACAAAACCTATTGAAATTGAGATAGCACAGCCAGAACGCCCAAAAGAAATCAAACTGGAGAGACCCGAGTGGTTTGTGGTCAACTCCTCCAACCTACAAGAATTTTTAGAAAAAGTGCGAAAGATACAAAGTGATGAACCTGTATTCTTTGCATTTACTCCACAGGACTACGAGAAGATGTCCTACAACCTACAAGAAATAAGGCGCTACGTTCTGCAACAGAACGAGATAATTGTGTACTATGAGAAAATGACAGCGCCGAAGACCACAGAAGAGAAAAGTGAAGAATTACGTGCGGAACAATTAGAAGAAACTACCGAGATTCAAGAAGAGGAAGGCCCCTCCTCCTTTATGGGGCGAGTCAAAGGAGTATTTAATCGAGATGAAGCAGAGGACTAAGATGAAGTTAGAAGAAAAAATAAAGCAACAACAACAAGCAGAGCCCTGGTTATTTAGGTACGGAGACGAGAAAGTGAAGAAAAAAAGTAGAATGGATGTCATTGGACAAAACGGGAATACTGGAGAACACTATGACGAGGCCATGCCAAACGGCAGATGGAACTGGTATGGCGAAGGAGAAGACCAACCAGTAAAAGTGGGACCTTGCTCTGCTCATGCTTATGAAAATGATCGTTGGGCAGTAGAAGATCAAAACATGGAGGCTTTAAAAAAGATGCAAAGACATAGTGCATACAATGCAAAATTTTGGATATATGAGGAGCAAAGATTTGGAACATGGGAAGAAAGTCAAGAGTTTTATAGGGAACAAGACAAGAAAGAAAGGCTCCTTCGTGCCTCATCCTTTCTTAGTACAGAAGAAGGGAGAGCCCTTCGTGCCGATTTGGTGGGCATCTAAATGTACCTCTTCCTTCTCAAGTCAATCTTAGGATCTATAGTAGGTAGTAGCTTTTATAGCTGGTGGCAAAATACCAAATTAGGCATATGGTTTCAAATGAAACTAAACGATACTCTTGATAAATTAGACTGGGAAGTATTGCAAAAAGAAGAGAAGTGGAAGAAAGCATATCCTAACTTAGCCCTAAGAATGGAGAGACTAGAGGATAGAGTAGAAATACTCGAAGCCGCACTGGATAATTTAGTTCCAGAGCGAAGACAAGGAGCCGACTAATGGATTGGATAAAAGCTAGAATTAAGGAGAGAACTTCTATAGATGGAATAAGTTTAATTTTGATGGCTGGATTAGTCATCATTGCTGCTCCAATAGTAAAGCTATTGGCGTGGCCAGCACTAGCGTATGGAGTATATACTCTAGTGAAGAGCGAAGATAATGACGAGTGAAAAACTTCCTGCTGATATAAACGCGGATGGGATAATTGATGACGAAGAAAAAAGAATGTATATTGAATTCAAGCGAAAGGAGCTTGAAGATCAAGACTTAATGAGAGATTCTCAACGAAGAATGGCTTGGTTTTCTCTCTTTGGTATGTTACTTTATCCCTTCGGTATCTTTTGTACAGTACTATTTGGACTAGATTCCGCCGCTAAAATCATAGGAGATATTGCTCCGACTTATTTTGTTGCCATCGCTGCTTTAGTGTCAGCGTTCTTTGGCGCACAGGCATTCAACAAAAGTAAGGACAAATAAGGAGTATTCGTATGGATGAGTCGAAAATAAGAGGTCTTATCGAAGAAGTTAAAAAACTTATTCTTGGCGGACGCAAACCACAGGAAGAGGACGAAAAGCTTTCTGAAATTGAATACGCTCGTAGATATAGTAAGACAAACTCTATGGCACAAGAGTAGTGGATGTATACGTTCAAAAAGGGGCTTTCCCCGACGCTCTTTGCAATCTGATAAAGTATGAAGGCTACACTCAGCATTTACCAGTAGCTGGATTAATTGGATCTGCAGAAGACGACAAGCTTAGATCCTCTGAAGTACGTTGGCTACGTAGAGGAGACAAGTGGAATAACCTTTTTGAACTGATGGAACAAACAGTAGCAAAAGTAGGCTGTGAATTCTTTGATATCTTTGGATTGGCTCTCGAACCTATACAACTTAGTACCTATATGCCTGGGTGCTATTATGGCTGGCACTCTGACTACTCTCCCGAAGTACCTCGTAGATTAAGTTTCACTGTACAGTTAGACAACTACGATGAGTACGAGGGAGGAGATTTAGAGTTTAAGTCCGCTTCCCTTCCCGAAAGTGCCTTAGAAAAGGGCACCCTCATAATATTTAAATCAGAACTCTGGCATCAAATCACTCCCGTGACCACCGGAGCACGTCATTCCCTAGTAGGTTGGTTTAGATAACAAAAAATACTTCTTGACAAAATTCTTGATTTTTGAGATAATACTTTTTGAAATTGAGGAGAAGCAAATGAGTATTGATTTAGAAGATTATCGTGCCTTTGTAATATCGGTAACTTCCGAAGAAACTCTAAGACACACTAAGTTCATTGAACGAATGGACACTCTTAAAATGTCGAGAAGAATAGATGAGCCAGAAGTAAACTGGCCTCAACTACTTACCGCAGCCGTCGGCCTTCCAGCCGAAACCGGCGAGTTCTCAGAGATTATTAAGAAGTGTATGTTCCAAGGAAAAGAGATGACTGAAGATACACACTTTCATGCAGTTCGAGAACTAGGAGATATTATGTGGTATTGGATGCAGGCCGTTCATGCACTAAATATAACTCCAGATGAAGTAATTCAAGAAAACATTCGAAAATTGGAAGCAAGATACCCAGGCGGATTCGAAGCTATTCGTTCCGAGAACAGACAAGAGGGTGATATATAATTTACTTTCTATACTTGCCGTACTTGGATACGGCTGGGTTTGTTACTATTGGGTAATCAATTTTGCTATTCCAATGGCGAGGGAGATAACTAATTTGAGCGATATAGTAGAGTGGTGGAAGTATCCGAAGGCAGAAGACCAGAAGACAGTTTTCCACAAACAGAGGAGCAAGAGTGAACGAGAAGTCGAAAAAATTATCAGGAAACTATACCGTAAGTGATTACGCTATCGACACTCCTATCTATCATTCGGTAGAAAGACCGGAGCACTATAGTAGTGGGCAAGTCGAGTGTATTGACGCAATGGTCTCTGCTTTTGGAATAGAAGCAGTGCAAGACTATTGTAGGGTAAATGCTTTTAAGTATGTGTGGAGAGCCGGAGAAAAAGGCGATCAAGACACAGAAAAAGAAGATGTCCGTAAAGCAATATGGTATCTTCGTATGAGTGTGGGAGATGATCCGCGTGGCAGGTAGTCGTGGAGTAAAGAAACGATCACATGAAAAATTAACTGATTCTAATATTCAACACGTAATAGGGTTGCTAAATGCAAAAAGTCCAATTACTAAAAAGGAAGCGTGTTCGATATTAAATATTAGTTATAATACTACAAGACTCAAGACTATAATCGAAGAGTTTGTAGAAAAGAAAGACTACCGAGATAGACGAAAATCTGAGAACAGGGGAAAGCCTGCATCAAAGTTTGAGATAACAAATGCTATCGAATCTTTTTTGCACGGAAACAATATCTCCGATATATCTCAGAGAATGTACCGCTCTCCTTCTTTCGTGAAAGGAATAATCGAGAGAGCAGGAGTACCGAGAAAAAGAAGTAAAGAAGAAAGAGGAGGAGCTTATGTTCCTTATTTTCTACCCGATGAGTGCGTTAGGGATACTTTTGATGTAGGTGAAATAGTTTGGAGTGCAAGCTACGACCAAGCAGCAAGAGTAGAAAAAGAAATGACTAATATGGACTACGAAGCAAAGTATGGCGCAAAATGTTACTGCGTATATGTTTTTGAAAAGCTAGAATGGAGTCCTGATATGTATGTACGCGGTTGGGTAGGAGAGCAAACAGTAGGTTTTACCGCCTACTCACAAGCGTATGATTTAGGCAGTCTTAAACACCTGGAGTCGTATGGAGTAGATATAGCGAGATTACAGGGATGAACAATGACACTAAACGAAATACTGATAGCATACTTACTGTTCGTTCTATCGGGAGCAGTTACCATGATGTTGATTATCTTTTTCCCAGCAATAAAGATAATAGCACAACTGGAACCAAATCATCCGATACTACATCCCATGGGATATGGAGCAGGTGCAGTAATTATGTTTGTAATTTTTTTATTGAGCGGGCCAATGATGCTTATAATCTTAGCCCGAAGAGACTCCTTTCTGGAGAATTTTATAAGAGGACTATTGAATGATTAGAACAACTTTAGTAGACGCATTACTTGCAAAGTATAAAGGTCAAATGCTTGAAGCGCAGGCTAATATAGAGGTGTACTTAACAAGTCCAGTAGGTATTGGAGAGCACCCAGATATAATAGCAGCTCTTGATGAGCAGGTAACTTTGTACACTGATGCACTTGAGAAGTGGAATACTGTCAACAACGAGTTTGACATAGACCCCACACAAGAGGACTGGGATGCACGATAGTATAGATTGGCAAGAGGCAATGGAAAGACAAGTAGCAGACCAGAATAAACATCTTTATGAAGCATATGCTAAGATAGTAGAACTTCAAGAAGAAAACAAAAAACTTAAAGAGCAGCTTGCAAAAGCTGAATTGGTGTTAGAATAATGAACTGTACCGAGTGCAACTCAACAGAGTATGAAGAAGCATCTGAAATAGTACAATTTTTGTATAACAACAGACAGATTGCAGTGATCGTGCCTGTGATGACGTGCTGGGATTGCGGTCATAAGTGGACGGATGAAAGAGCCAAAGACATACAGTACAAGGCAATTTTAGAAGCAACTTAAAAAAAGTTCTTGACTTGTATGTTGATTTTTGGCATAATAATTACACATTTTTTGGAGAAATAAAAATGGCTTGGGATGACGATAAGAAAGCACAAGCAGTTTCCATGTACGAGGAGCAAGACCCGACTCCTGAGACTAGTATGGAAATCGTAAAAGATATAGCAGACGAATTAGATGAAAGCCCGAATGGGGTTCGTATGATTCTTACTAAAGCAGGGGTATACGTTAAAAAGTCCCCTGCAACTAATGGCGGAGGTGGCTCCACTGGCGGAGGCCGAGTTAGCAAACAAGCTATGCAAGAAGAGTTGATAGCAGCTATTACAGACGCGGGGCAAGCTGTTGATAATGATATTATCGATAAGCTGTCTGGAAAAGCAGCACAATATCTTGCAGGAGTAATCACTGCCATAAATAACTAGCTGGTAAAGCTAGTTCGCTCGGGGATGAAATACTCCCCGAGCTTTTTTCTACCCAGAAAAAACAACCTAGCACCTCGTTGATGTGGATTTCTGACTAGGAAATCCTTGTGACTAAAAAAGAATTTAAAGACGCCGTGTCCCGACATGGGGACGCTATAATAACGTATAGAAGTACAAATTCCAAAAAACTAAAGTACAATGTTTGTACTTTAGACTTCTCCACACCCTACATACAAACTAAGAAAAACAGAGCGAAAGAAACGGATACCAATGTCCTTCTTTTCTGTTGGGATACAGATTCCTATAGATTACTTCGCCCTGAAAATGTTACTAGTATAGTCCCTTTAGCTAGTGTACTCCGCAATGGAGACAGAAGATGATAGATATATGGCAAGCTCCAGAAGAATTTAGTCGTATAGTTCATGTTTCTGAAGAAGGAGACTATCAAGTAAGACTAACAGTAAATACTTTTCGTGGAAAAGAATATTTACATCTTAGAAAGTATTATCTAAGTTTTGAAGAAGAGTGGCTTCCTACTAAAGACGGAATAGCCATGCCATTAGACTTAGACAACTCTTATCAGTTGTTCACTGGCTTAGTAGAAATACTCTCACTGGCAGAAAGCCGTGACAGAGTACTTGAACATTTTGAAGATGCTTTTACCGCAACTTATAATAGTTCTTGACATACTGCCTATTTTTTGGCATAATATATTTCAGAAAATTAAGGAAAGCGTGTGAGAGTAAAAGCACAAATTATAGAATTACTAGAGAAGGCTAGCAAAGCCTACTATGAGGGTACTCCTGTAATGTCAGACGAACAGTTTGATCGTTTGGCAGAAGCACACGATTGGGGAAAAGTAGGTTATAAACAAGAGGGAGAAAGGACTCCGCACATGCATCGTATGTATAGTTTGCAAAAACATTTTGCAGATGAAGGTGCGGAGCACCCCCTATTCACTTACGCCAAACCGATAGTAACCACTCCAAAATTAGATGGAGCATCTATAGCTGTGCAATACAGACAAGGAGTACTAACTAAAGTACTTACACGAGGTGATGGAAAAGAAGGTATTGACATTACTTCTAAATTTCTTTCGCCAGTATGTTTCCTAGTTCCTAGAGCTATTCCTTATGTAGCTAAAGATATTCAAGTCACGGGAGAGGTTGTCTCTCCCAAAACAATACCCAATGCTCGTAACTATGCTGCAGGTGCTTTAAACCTGAAAGATGTTAGCGAGTTCCTCTCTCGTGACTTGACTTTTGTTGCACATGGTATTAATCCTTCTTTTCAAAAAAATTATACAAACGACATGATGAAACTACAGGGTTTAGGATTTAGAACTATTTTAGATCGTGACTACAATGAGTTTCCTCAAGACGGTACAGTATGGAGAATGGATGACAATAAGGATTTTGAAGCAGAAGGATATACTGCTCACCATCCAAGGGGTTCCTTTGCCTTAAAAATAAGAAAGGAAGCAGTCATCACAACATTGCTGGATGTAGAATGGCAAGTGGGAAAATCTGGAGTGGTTTCTCCAGTTGCAATTCTAGAGCCTATACAAATAGATGATGCAAATATAAGTAGAGCAACTCTACACAACATATCTTATATAGAAAGTTTAAATTTAGAAATAGGATGTGAGGTAAAAGTCATAAGATCGGGTGATATAATTCCTAGAATTACAGGACGTGTGGAAAAATAAATCTTGACTTTTGTTGATTACTTTTGTTATAATATCCGCATACTTTGAGAAAAGAGCAAATGCAAAAACAAATTATTCCGCCAGAACTGTGCCCCAGTTGTGATTCAAAGCTAGTATGGGAATCTGATATTCTATACTGCAAGAACTCTGACTGTAGCGCAAAGAACGCAAAGATTGTAGAACATTTTGCCAAAACCCTAAAAATTAAAGGATTAGGGCCAAAAAGTATCGAAAAACTAGGGTTAGAAAGTATTTCTGACATCTATTCAATGGATCGAAGTTTTATGGTTACAAGGCTTGGAAGTACGTTGGTAAGTGACAAACTGCTTCAACAGATAGAAGAAAGTAAAAAAGCAGGTCTGCAAGAACTGCTTCCAGCCTTTTCGATCCCTCTCTTCGGACGAACTGCTAGCGACAAACTGTGTAGTAAGATTTCTAAGATAGATCAAATTAGTCGCGTTGCTTGTAGTAGTGCAGGTCTCGGGCCGAAAACAACGGATCATTTGATCCGATGGTATGAAAAATCGTATAAAACTTCGTATCATACCCTACCCTTTAGTTGGAAAGCAATAAAAACTACAGAGGTACCTGTAGCGGGGCCAGAAGTAGTTATTACAGGGAAACTTGTCTCTTTCAAAACTAAAGAGATTGCTAAGTCTGTTCTACAAAAGAACGGGTTTATAGTAAAAAACAGTGTTACTAAGAATACAAAAATTTTAGTAAACGAGAGTGGGATTCCTTCTGCCAAGACAAAAAAGGCAGAAGCAGAAGGTATCTCGATAGTAACAAATATAAACGAATTACTGGAGAAAAATCATGGCAGTACCTAAGTGGACTGAAGATCGCACCTCAGAGTTAACTAACTTTGTAGGTAGCGAAAGCCCGGTATCTCAAGCTACCGTTGCACAAGCTGCAGAATCGCTTGAAACAAGTTCTCGTTCCGTATCTTCGAAGCTACGAAAAATGGGCTATGAAGTAGAGTTAGCCTCTGCTACAAGCACTCGTACCTTCTCTGATAAAGAAGAAGCTACTTTAGCGTCTTTTGTTGAGGACAACTCTGGCACTTACACTTACGCAGAAATTGCAGAAACCTTTGCTGGTGGTAAGTACAGTGCTAAATCAATCCAAGGAAAAATTCTTTCCATGGAATTGACAGATCACGTAAAACCTGCTGAAAAGCCTATTAGTGTTAGGACTTACAGCGAAGAAGAAGAAGGAACCTTCTTATCGATGGTTGCAGATGGAGCATTTGTAGAAGATATCGCAGAAGCTCTTGACCGTCAGGTGAACAGTATTAGAGGTAAAGCATTGTCTTTCCTAAGAACTGGCGAGATCGACGCCATTCCTCCTCAGAGAGAAACTAAGTCAACAGCTTCTGTTGATCCTCTAACTGAGCTTGGCGATATTTCTGACATGACCGTTGAGGAAATTGCAGAAGAAATCGGCAAAACTGAGCGTGGTGTTAAGACTATGCTTACTCGACGTGGCCTGATTGCTCAGGATTACGATGGAGCAGCTAAGAAAGAAAAAGCCGCAGGCTAAGTCTTTCGGAGTCAAAGTAGGGTGGACATCTTTAGGTGTCCGCCTTTTCTTGGCTCTGAAAAACGTAAGAATATTAGATGAATATTGCCTCAGCCCTGCTCAGCTCGCTTATAAATGAACAGGATCTCGAAACCTGGGGTAACCTACAACTTCATTATTTACCCAAAGAATATCACAGTATCTATCGAGCTATATCTAAACACTTTGAGCATGAAAATTCTCTTCCTACTTTCGATGACCTAATACTTAGTATACCCAGCAGAGAAGTAAAAGAAAAAATAACTGCCTTAAAGTCTTTAGATATAGAATCGGAACCTTACCTACTTCTTGAGTATCTAAAAAATGAATATACTCAGGGAGAGGTTTTAGATGAAATAGATAAATATCTGGACAATTCTGTAGCTATGTCCCGTGCAGAAGAGAATATAGAAGCTATAGAAGAGATAGTACTAAGCCTTAGAAATAAAGTAGAATTAGATACAGAATCTGTAAGTATGCAGAAAATTTCTATTTTAGCCACAGAAGAAGATGTACAAAGCTATATTCCTTTAGGATTAAATGCAGAATACGATCAAGGATTGCGATTCACAAAGAACGATCTTATACTTCTTGGAGGTAGAAGAGGAGCAGGTAAATCTTTTACCTGTACAAATATAGCAGTCAGTCAGTATTTGAACGATGCTAGTTCCTTATATTTCAGTATAGAAATGACTAAAGAACAAGTATTTAGACGAATGGTTTCTACTGCTACAGGTATTCCATTGAAGAGAATTCAAGAACGAATGATTTCTGATATAGAATACGAAATACTTGCCAAGTTTCAGGCAGGTAGGTTTGAGGGAGGAGATGAAACGTTAAATCGTTACTTAGAGACTAAAGACTTTGAAAAGTTTCAAGAAGATATTACTAAGTTAGAACTACGAGAAACCCAAATGGATATAGTATATGAGCCGTCACTTACTCTAGCGAAGATTAAATCAGAGATAGAGCATAAGATATCGGTATCGGATGTAAAAGTAGTAATCGTAGATTATCTAAACCAGGTCAAGCGTTCTAACATTCCTGGACGTAATGGCCAGTACGATTGGACGGAGCAGATTGAAGTTAGTAAAGCATTGAAGCAGTATGCTCAAGATTACAATGTGCTCATTTTCTCTCCTTACCAAACCGATGCAACCGGCGAAGCACGCTTCGCAAAAGGCATCCTTGATGCGGCTGATGCAGCCTTTGCGCTAGAAGCATGGACACCACAAGACGGTTGTATTACATTTGATTGTAAGAAAATGAGAAATGGAGCTATGGATAGTTTTACAAGTGAAATGGATTGGGACACTTTGAAGATTGGACCAAACTCAACACTAAGCCCTGTTCAGAAGGCACAGCTCAAAGAGGATATGGAAGATGGTGATGATTGAAAATATACTAAGTGCAATGAAGATCGGAAATGTAAAACTAGGATACACTAGTTTAGTTTCTGGTAAGAAAAAAGAAGTTACAGGAACTTTACAAGGCGATAAGTGGGTTCTACAACACGCAAGTAGTGATAATATTACTTTCTGGGATACCGAAAACGAGAAATGGGAATCCTTACAGTGTAACACTATCTATAGATGGTTTAACGAAGGCGCAAAAGAAAGGAGTGAATAATTGGATAGTTGGG